CGGTATAGTAGTTAACTCCTGAAGGTTGGATCATACCAATTGATCCAGTGACAGGAGATTTCCAAACTTCAATTGCACCTCCCCACGACATAGCATTGACAGTTGGGACTATCTCAATGACATTACTGGCGTATCTAAAAGCAGACACGACAGATTGCTCATCACCCGTTGGGAACAGGGTGGTGAAGTCAGAGTAGTACACCGGGGTCAATGTGATTGCTGCGGTGGATGATGTGGCTCGAGAACCGTACCAATAAGCTACCCCGGGGGTAGGCAATAACACAATGTATGCGTCATTACCGGCTGTGGGGGTGGCCATATTGGACACGGCTTGGTGTTTCTTGACTATGATACGACCATCATAGTCATCAGGGATACCTTGGAACGAATCAACTTCAAAATCATTTGGTGAGGTGACACATTTCATGTAGGCAAGACCGGCTGGGGTGATAGCAGTACCAACATTACTTGGTACGCTACGACGTCGTCGACTCCGTGGCACTGCTTGCATCTGAACCTGTTTGGGTTGCAGAGCCTGAGTTGGTGCTGGGAGGGGACGTCTTTTGGTCACGGCTAGTCTTCTTCTTTGGTTTCGCGTTAGGTTTGGCATTAGTAGTTTTGTTCGGATAGTGTTTTACGTTATCGGAACCTCTAGCTGGGGGGCTACTGCCGCAGTATATGTTACCTTGAAACATAGTAGGGTAAGTGAAGTTCTTGCGAACCCCATCCACATTTATCACGTGGCTCGGGAAATCAGAGAACGTCTTGGAGCTCTTAAAAGCTTGCTCTATTTTCTCTAATTTGGCGACCTCAATGTGTAACCTGTCCGCCACATATCCCATTAATTGGTCATATGAAGCGTCGCAGGGCATGAGGCCACTTTGCTCGAGCATCATGGTAGTTATGAAACCGTTGATGTTCCTGGCTGCTTTATCATACTTGCGTTCCACACCTGTTTTTCCTAAACCACGTAAAATTCGTAGAACAGCATTTGACATGGTACCCACAATTGGAACATTAGGGTACATCTTAGCAAAAGCCTCGAATTTCCGGAAAGCTGCTTCCGCAGCAGGTATGTTATCACCAGTGGCGATAGAGCTACATTTTCGCACAAACCTGATTGGATCATAGGAGTATACACCATGATCAAATCGCACCAACCCTAAGAAAGAAACGGGTTGGCCCAAAGGTATCGTGGTTGCTTTTACTATAAATCCAAGTAAAGCACCCACCTCCTTAGCTGCTGTTGGGTCCAGGTCCGGATGGAGACCATCATCTCCCCCCACGCACCCGACATGCTGCAGTGCTTGTACTACACTGCACTTACGTACATACATAACAACGCAAGTACAATAAAACAGGTTCTCAACGGTATTGAATAATGATGTAAAATATTCTCCGGATCTCCTTGAGGCACCCATATAAATAGAGTGACCCATAAGTTTCTTTGACTTGGGTTCTGCATATAACTTTGCATGCCAGGTTCTCCACATGGGATGGAACTCCTTTGAAAAGAATTCCAGACCTAGCTCCAATTCGAACCTCCTGAACCACATGTTGATCGTAGCATCCATCTTGCTAAAGTCCGTCTCTGTGAGATTTTCTTTAGCCAAACCCACAGTCCTCTCAAACAACATCTCTAACTTAGCAGGGGCCACAAACCCATAATGGTCCGATATTCTGGACTTTATATAGGCTGCTAGTGGCTCACCAAACATTCTACTAAATACCCTGAGATGATCATCAGGGTTAGATATTATTCTGGGGGCTGAGGCTGGATCCATTGACTCCGTCTTAAGAAATATCTTAATTGACTTTGCAAGATTGTTGATCACGTCATTTTCCACATTGGCAAATGAACGCGCTTGCGATGGTCTATCAAGATCCCGGGCTTCCTCCAACGACATGGGGACACCCGTATTCTTCTTGTCACGTGGGAACAAATGCAACATGAACTCCTTCTTCGCCTTCTCAATCCATTCAGGGGGCTTAGTGTCGTTTAAGTATGGTTCTACTCGCTCGACTTCCGCCTCTACTACGGCCTGTTTGGTTTTCGCAATCACACCTGTCTCAGTGGTTGCTAGGGCTGGCACCACCTTAATGGGTGGCATTGGGAGATCATCATTCACTGGCTTATCCTCGAGTTTGACCACAGTAGCTTCGGCATCACCTCCTTCCAATGCTGAAGTTCCATCAGCAGGGAAATCGGTAATCCGAATGTGGGCCAAGATAGACTTGGCGACGAAAGGGGCATCATGAATGGCATCCTTGGCCTTATACAAGGCCATGTTATGTTCTACGGACGTCACGGAGTACCTGCTACCATTCCTCAAATCTATTCCAACGAACAGATCATAAGGTACATCACATGGTACATAAG